TTCTTTTCTTCACGTTCTTGAGAAGCCTTACGTTCCTCTGGTGTCATGGGTCTAATCATAGTTCTTTCTACCCTCTGCTATCACCTGTTCATACTTGAAGAACAACTGCTCAAATTTCCACTGGTATAGCTGCTGCATACCCATCAAGGTGTTCATCATTTCGTCTGGGGTAGGCTCACTCTCACCATCACCTATCTGTCTGAAGATAACCTTAAGGTCATCACAGACGTGCCAACAGTCCATTATCATTGGCTCTAAATCATACAGTTTAGTCATCTATATATCCTTGTACGATAAGCTAGTCCAGTACTTTCCTGCGATCTGACCATGAACATTACCAAAGACATTACCTAAGACACTACCTAAGACACTACCTTTGATAGTACCTCCGACACTGCCTCCAACGTTGCCTACAACATCACCATGAACATTACCTCCGACATGACCTTCGATATCACCTAAGACATTACCGTAGACATTGCCTTCTACATTACCTCCGACACTGCCTCTGACACTGCCTAAGACAATACCTTCAACGTCACCTAGGACATCACCCAAGACACGGCCTTTGACACTGCCTTTGACATCACCTTCGACACTGCCTTTGACACTACCTTCGACATAACCTACATCACCTTTGACATGACCCCAAACACTACCTTTGACATCACCTTTGACATCCATGATAAACAAAGTTCCGTCTTGGCGCTCACCTAACGAGATAAGTTCTGCTAGTTGATCCAGTTGCTTTTGAGTTAGATTAGTTTTCATTTCGTTTCTCCTTGCATCAAAGCATCCCACGATACAGGGAACAACGTAGCCATCTTCTCATTAATGTTATCTGCAACTACCCTTGTCTCGTATTGTGTGTCACTAGCGCAACGTAAGCGGCACATGCCAGCGAAGGCATCGAGGCTACCTGACCAGTACCACTCAGTCATAGTAGACTGTGGCAGTACCATACGGGCCATCTCAGGTGCTACTCCGTCCCCCAAGAGATCATTGTAGATTTTGAGGGAGTGGTTGTATGTGTCCCAGTCCGATACAAATGTCATAGCCACACCATCAGAGCCTTGCTTCTTGTCAGCACTACGCCCACGCCACACTTCAGGCACATAGAACTCTGGTTCATCATCAACGTAGCGGCGACTGATCTCATTCCAGCGCAGGAACTTATGCTTGACTAGCTGCCGTGCTACAAAGATAGGAGCCTTGACGTGGAAGCTGGCGAAGCAATGTCCGAATGGACTGATGTGTTTGTGCTTGGCGAGATAACGAATGAGCTTATCATCCTTAGCCTTGAGCTTAGGTGGTCCCCAAGGATCGTCTTCCATCTCACTGGTCTTACCAAAGGACACCCGTGCTGCATTAGCTACAGTCAAGTCATTACCCATGTGGTCAATGTATGTTGCTTTAATCATCTGTATTCTGCTCCTCTGTGGATTGAAGGGGAGCCTAAGCCCCCCTCCAGTAGTTTACCAGCGGTCATCAGCCTCGGCTAACTCTTGGTAGGGTACGTGTTCAACAACACCAACCTTCTCTAAGCGTACTGCTGCTGTTGCACCTTCACCGTAGATAGAGATCTTCACCTTGACCTTAGTGCCATTACCTAGGTTACCATCTACGATGTTGTCCCACTTCTGACTGGTGACACCGTGAGTAACTGCTGGTGCGCCACCAAAGTCTTCGATGCCTGAGGGGTGTACATTAGGACGCTTAAATTTAACGCCCATGCGATCATCAGCCGCTGCGATAGGCTTGACCATCTGGTTGCCCATGGAAACCTCAGGGAATCCCATAGCGATCAAACGGTTTAGTTCGTCACTGTCCTTAGGTACGAACATGGTGTTGTACTGACCTTGTGTACGTTCATGGTACTCAGAGTTATCCATGGTATCCTCGAACAAACGAGCATAGAACAGTTCACCTTCGAATACACCGAACTTAGTTTTCTTCTTAGCTGCCATTGAGGTATCTCCTTTTACTGGCGTTTGGTATTGTTGTTAGCCTTATAGATGATTGCCTGGATTGTCAAGACAAAAAATACAGGCGATAGTGCAATTAAATATGGGAACATTAGTGTGTGTCCTTCCAGTTCTTACCGATGTCAGTTGACCCAGCTAGAGGGCACATCATACCGAATTTAATTCCTGTGTCAACAATAGATTGACGTTGTAGTGAACCTAATTGTTCTGCTTCTTCCATGCCACCACGGATCTCTGTCTGCCACTCATCGTGAGGCCAAGTGACTAACTTAAAGTCTAGGCCTTGTTCCTTAGCTTGCCTCACCCATTGCAGGGCTGAGTGTTTCATGATGACAGACTCACCGTTCTGTAACATACCAGCCAAGGCTTTGTGCTCAGATGGAACCTTAACCTTACGCCCATCTAAACCCTTGAAGTAACCACGCCCAGCAACATAGGGTATGATCTTCTTCTTCAACTCAGACAATCCTTGGATAGATTCCATGAAGTTTTCTACTGCTTGTGTTGCTTCCTTACGGTTGACCTTGAGGATCTGAGAGATCTTCTCGTTACCTGCTCCCAGCAAAAAGGCATAGATGAATGTCTTAGCCATGTCTCTCGTGATGTGTGACATACCCAAGGCCTTACGGTTGAGGTTGTGGATGTCAGTCTCGTCATCCTTATTGCCTGACACAATAGCGTGTACATATTCCTCTGACTTCATGAGGTGTGCAAGCACACGCAACTGGATGCCCTCTGCGTCAGTACCCACCAACAAACAACCATCAGGTGTTGTCCATAGACTACGGAACTTACCATCGTACCTGTGCTTCACCTCCTCTACGGCAGACTTAGGTGTGCCATGGAACTCCGATGGGATGTTAGCCTGGTTAGGTGCTCGGTGTGCCATACGTCCTGTCCATGCACCGATGTGTGCAAACCTACCATGAATACGCATGTCATCCCCACAGTGCCCTAGCCACTCAACCAGTGACGATCTGCGTCCCTCAAGGGTCAACCACTCGGCAAGACGTTTGCCTCCTGTAGGGGCTGTCTCAGGGAGTGTGCTAAGGTTTGCCTCTGATAGTGTCCACCCGTACTTAGTAAACTTAGTACCTCGATCTTTGTTTTTGTTCTCGGTCATATTCAATGTGTCCTTTTGTTTTCTCGTATGGTTGCCATCCTGCTTCCCAAAGTCTTTCTATACGCTGCTTAGGTGAGCCTGGGTTGAACTCTATATAGTTATAGCAGACTAGCTCAGGTGGTTGGGATGACCAGTCTACTACTGTCTTCTCGTACTGCTCGTGTGCCTTGGTCACGTTAGAGAAAAGAGAACCATCAGCCTTACGCCTATACTTGATACGGTTTACCTCTTGCAGCTGCGGAGGGAAGTCCTCTTGGAAGGCATCGGTTAGCTCTAGCATCCTTAACTCTATCTCATCAAGCAATGTCTCTGCTTGGTTCTGATCGAAGTAGAAGCCATTGTCTGTCATCTCTTCGCATAGCATCTGGATCTCATGCTCACACCTGATAGCCTCATCCCATGTAGGGTCATTGATGACAGGCTTGAGTGTGTTGTAGAGCAACACCGTCACAGTAACATCCTGATGGCAGTAGAAGATCATCTCTTCTGTTAGGGCTGAGAAGTCCTTGAAGTCTAGCTTAAGATCTCCAAGCCTACGTCCCCAAGCCTTGAGGCTATGACCTTTGCCATCTAAAGTGTAGTCCACAAGGCGTGACACAATCAGGGTATCGAGTACTTTGTATGGGTCAATAACAGTTTCACCAAGCAATCTGTTAATTACTGGTACATCGAAGCCAATGCCGTTGTGAAATACAAAGCAATCAACATCTGCACAGTACTCGATGAACCTTTGTTTCTCCTCTTCTATGTGTGACACATTAAGGAACTGTTCTGTTTCCCCTGTGTCTATGTCTTTGGCACAGATAACCCAGATGCGTGTGGCATCAATGGCATCTGTCTCTATGTCCATTCCTACGGTTTTCATTCTAAGTCTTCGTCCTCTTCTGCTCCAAAGAACTCATCCCACATAAGTACTAGCACTGTGATAGGCCACGTTATACTGTGGAAGATAGCTTTAGTTTTGTTTAAGTCCTCGTATCTATCGAGGAGATGAAAGATAGTTTTAACATGGACGTAGTGGAAGTATACCCCAAGGAAGTATAGGGCTGCTGCTACTGTTGTCATGTTCGTCAGGTCATCAAATGAAAGCATACTTTTCTTCCAATGTAAAGGTGTTAGTGTTAAACTTAAGTTGTCCTGCGTACCCTGTCGGGCCTACTGGTCTGTTCTTTGTGACAAGTAACTTGGTTGTGTTCCTTTCGTCCTCGTCCTCAGCCATCTTGTTGCGTTGGAGATCAACAACAACAGATGCTCGTTGTTCTATCATACGACAGTACTTAACCTGACCATCATCGTTAGTGTGCCCGATGGTAATGATACCTACGTTCAACTCAGCGGCTAACTTAGATAGTCTGACAGATAGATCCGCAAGGAATTGCTCTTTGCTCTCGTCACCACCCATGTTAGCTGCGATGTCTTGGATAGGTTCAAAGAAGATATAGTTAACATCACAAGCCTGGGATAGATAACGTATGTGCCCAAGCAGGTCAAGGGGATCATCCTCGTCATTCAAGAAGAACTGGAATAGTCTCTCGTCCTTGGTCATGTTGCTGATCGACTCTTGTACCTTGGCACTGACACCCTTGTCCTCGATCAAGTCCATGCGGGTCACGTTATCCTTGATGTCGTATGACACCAGACCCAACAAGGATCGTAGCTTGGTCTCTTCCATGTGCCATGTGGCGATCTTGATGTCAGGGTTCTTATCCAAGATACGATACTCCAAGTAACGCATGAACTCTGTCTTACCTATGCCTGTCTGAGCCTTGAACAGGGTGAAGTGTCCTTGCATCAGGCCTAGGCACATATCATCGAAGTCCTGTATGCCTGTCTCCACATAGGTGTGGTTCTCTGCCTTGTTGTAGAGGCTAAGGAACTGGTCAGTGGTGTTGATGACATTCTCTGGGGTATACTTACGGGCGTTCATCCATGCGTTATAGTATTCATTCTTTGCACCTGCCTCAAGGAACTCATTGGCATCCTTGTACTTGTCATGCTGCACACGGTATACCTTGTTGGGGTATAGGTTAGCTATGCGCTGGGCCACGGCATTGCCTTGGTCATCATGCTCGATGGACAGAATGATCTTGTCAAAGGATGACAGCCAATCGTTTGTGTTTGTCCATAGCTTCTTCGATGGTGTTGCCGATGGCAGTGACACAAAGGCAGAGG